AAAATGGGTGAGGAGCTGCCCGATGTCATTGCTCAAGAAAACAGTGGCCCTACTTTGTCTGAGCGCTTCCGCCGCTCACGCCGATCCGGCAATGACAGCTCTGGAGGGGTCGGCCCAAGCGATCCTTAACCAGCTTGCCGCAGCGCAGAGCCTGACGGCTGGTGCGATCTACAGCGCAAGCAACGGCGACATCCTCGCACCCGGCGTTATGCAGACGGCCACCGTCACCGAACAGATGCGGCTCGACTACAACTCTGACGTACAGGGGGTGATCGACGCAACGTACTACAACGCCGAACTGTTGTTTCAGGATCAATACGCCGCAACAATGGTCAATCTCGATAACGCTGTCGATAACCTCGTTGCCGCGACTGCGGTTCTGATGGAGGTGCAGGCGGTGGCGAACATGGCTGCGAATGCCGACACCGTGCAGGAGCAGATGGTTGTGCAGGCTGTGCTGACCAACAGCGACATGACCATCACGGCGGCTGACGTGAGCAACTACAACAACGCTCTCGGCGCTGTGCAGTCCTACGCCCGCGATGCCGGTGCCTTCTTGGCTGCGTCTCGCAACTCAACCATGACCGGGACGGTTGACGCCTACGCTGCCAACAGCGGCACCAGCCTCTACGGAGCGACTGTGGCCTACAGCGCCACGGCTGACATCATGAACATCTCTGCCGCCAACGCCTTCGGTATCGGCCTGCAAGGGCTGCTACAGGCCAACACTGTGTCGGTCGAGGATGTCTACGCTGCGGGCTACGGCTCGTGAGCGAGGAGGCTGAAACCAACGGCCTGCGGATCGCAGGCTTTGACGTAAAGGGCTGGTGGCTTGCCGCCGCCCTGCCCGTCTTGTCTGGCATCAGCGGCACGGTGTACGTTGGCTACGATACCGTCAACCGTTTTTGGGCTGTTGAGGAGAGTGTGAATGGGGTCTTGGGCGTCGAGAGCCGGGTGCAGACCTTGGAGCAGGCGATACAGGACAACGATGTGCGCGGCCTTGCACCCAAGCTGTCGGCAATCTCGACCCAGATGGGGACGATCCTTGAGCAACAGAAAGAGTTGATGGACCTACGGTCTATGGTCGAGAAGTCAGACAGTGTAGCTAGCGGTCTCGCTGGCAAACTTGAGAAGTATGACGCTGAGATCGAAGACCTCTGGAAAGCGATGGACGACCTGATAAGGAACCCGATGCAATGATGAAGATGGAAGCCTTAGTCTGGCTGGCGTTTTTGGGCGCTGTTGCCGCGATCTTCTGGGTCAGTGGTGATGGGTTCTATCGTTACCCCTGCCAAGACCCCGAGAACTGGGCTGCGCTCGAGTGCACCCCACCGATTTGCCTCCGCACTGGAATGTGCGCCACCGATCTGACAGGAGCCTCGCAATGAGCAAGAACGACCCAGAAATGATGGAAGCCAAGCTGCGGTATTTCATCGGCTGCGCCTTGGTGGTGATCTTGGCTGGCACCATCTTCACCATCCTTTACTCGCTGGTCTTCGTGACCCAGCCTCTCGGCGAAAGCTCAGAGAACGACCGTAAGTTCTTTGAACTGCTGACCCCCATCGCCTCGTTTATCGTGGGCGCTCTCGGCGGCGTCATGGCAGCGGGCAACAATCGTAACCGGAGCGGCAATGATGAGCCGCCGACACAGGAGTATCAAGAATGATCGGGCGCATGGTCGGAATGATGATCGGTCGCAAGGCCAAGGCTAAGGTCGTGGACGCAGTGCTGGACAAGGTGAACCTGCCTGACCCGGTCGAGGGCGCGATCAAGATCGCTGCCACAGGCAACGTCGGTGACTTGCTCGGCGGCATGGGTAAAGACATGGCGCAAGAAACCGTCCTCGGCGGGCTGTTCAAGAAGAAGCCAAAGAAGTGAAGTGGCTCGCCGCTCTCCTACTGTCGGCTGTCCCTGCGGTCGCTGCACCGTACGAAATCACCCGTGTGATAGATGGTGATACCGTCGAAATCGCGGTGGACTTCTTGCCCGAGCCTCTGCCACCCAAGCTCTCGATCCGGGTGATGGGGATAGATACCCCCGAGAAGGCACCGCGCGCCCAGTGTGACGCCGAGGCTGCTTTGGCAAAGAAGGCCAGCGCCTTCACCAAGAACGCCGTGGCCAATGCCCTCGAGATCGATGTTGTGATCTTGAAGTGGGACAAATACGGCGGCCGTGTGCTGGGCGAGGTCTATCTTGACCACCAGAGCCTAGCAGAGAGCCTGATCTCGGCGGGCCTAGCCCGTCCCTACAAAGGCGAGGCGAAGTCCTCGTGGTGCGAATAGGAGATTTTGAATGACCCTTCTGACCGTAGACCAGCTGCGCGCGATGATCCCCACCAATAAGGAAATCGAAGCTTGGTGCGAGGAGTTGAACAAGGCCTTGCCGAAGTATGGCATCACGACTGACAAGCGCATTGCCGCGTTTGTCAGCCAGTGCGCCCACGAGAGCATGGACTTCAACGCACTCAAAGAGAACCTGAATTACCGGGAAGAAACCCTGCTCAAAGTCTTCCCCCGGTACTTTGGCCCCGGCAAGCGCAACCCCGCAGAGTATGCCCGGAACCCAGAGAAGTTGGCAAACTATGTGTACATGGACGAGAACCGCACCAGCAAACTTGGCAACACCCAGCCCGGCGACGGGGCAAAGTTTATTGGCAGGGGTCTGAAAGCCCTCACCGGCCGTGAAAATTACAGCCGCTTTGCCAAAGACTACGACATCACCCCAGAGGAAGCCGCAGAGTGGCTGGAGACCAAGGAGGGGGCTCTGGCCTCGGCTCTGTGGTTCTGGAAAACCAAGGGATTGAACGAAGTTGCTGACGCAGAGCCCGGCGACGTGGTGCGCATCACCAAGATCATCAACGGCGGGAACATTGGTTTGGCTGATCGGCAGGCGCGCTATGCCCGCGCCATGGCTGCTATGGGTGGCAAGATCGCGGCTCCTGCACCGGCGGCCGCTGCAGCTGCAACCTCATCGAGCGGCACTTTGCGCCGTGGTTCCAAGGGTGACGAGGTCAAAAAGATGCAGGCCAAACTCGGCCTTGCAGCTGATGGCGACTTTGGTCCGGGCACAGAGGCTGCCCTTAAAAAGTGGCAGGCTGCAAATGGATTGACTGCCGACGGAGTTGCTGGCCCTAAGACATTGGCTAAACTCCTCGGTTGATGTAAGATCGCCCAAACTCGAGGGGTGCAGACGTGACCGGACTGACCTATAGCACATATGTAACGCAGATCGCCGAGATGGCGGTCGTCGATCCTGCTGACGCGAACTTTGTTACAATCCTCCCAGCAATGATCGATTACGCAGAGCTTCGCATCTATCGTGACCTCGATCTGGCGAGCACGTCTTTCGCTTACACTGACCCCGCGATCCTTGTGAACGCGGCGAGCAGAAACATCACTGTACCTGTCGCCCTTGCAAACGGCGGCAGTTTTATGGTCAGCGAACAGATCAACCTCATTCTCCCCGCTGGGGAGACAAACCCTGATGCTTCCGGTGCGTCTAGGGTTCAACTGCTTCCAACCACAAAAGAATATTTGGACGCGGTTTATGGGTCGAACACTACCGCTGCGCGGGGTGTACCTGCTTTCTACGCTCCGCTGGATCAAAACAGCTTTTATGTGGGGCCGTTCTCGAATGCCACATACTATTGTGAGGTTGTGGGGACGTATCGCCCTGCAGCAATGTCGGTATCAAACCCGGTGACATACATCAGCGAGTTCTTACCTGACCTGCTTATCATGGCCTCTATGGTTTACATCTCGGCATACCAGCGGAACTTCGGTCGTCAGTCGGATGACCCGCAGATGGCGCAGTCGTACGAGAGCCAGTATATGACCCTCCTACGCAGCGCTGGTGTCGAAGAGGCTCGCAAGAAGTACGAAGGCCCAGCGTGGTCTTCACAATCGCCGACGCCAATCGCCACTCCGACGCGAGGGTAACAGATGCCACACGCATCACTGAAGCTTATCCCCGGCGTTGACCAGAATAGAACGCCTGCGCTCAATGAGGCTGCGATCTCTGAGAGCAACCTGATCCGGTTTGTCCCGGATCGGAACGGCCTCGGGTTGCCACAAAAGATCGGGGGCTGGGACCGATATATTCCCACTACCATGACAGCGGTTGTCAGGGCTCTCTGGGCATGGGCCGACACAAACAATCAGCGCTACCTTGGAATTGGAACCGATGACGGGGTCTATGCGTTTGACAGCTTGGATGTCCAAAATCTGTCGCCACAAACGTATATCGCAAATCCTGCAATGAACTTCAGCACCACCTCGGGATCAAACGAGGTGGGGATCGGTGACGTTGGTTCTAACATCACGGGGTTTGACGGTATCTACTTGTCAACCCATGTGTCAGTTGGCGGCCTCGTCTTGTTTGGGTTCTACTCGTGCACGGGCTCAACACCTGACCAATACGAAATCTTCTCCTCAAACGTAATTGGCTTGCCCATTAATGCCACGAGCACTGTTGCTTCGGGCGGTGCGACAGCAAGCTTTACTACCATTGTCGACTCCGCATCTGTTTCTGTAACTTTGGCCGATCACAATTTTCAAGTTGGAGCTACGTTCCCGGTCCTTATCCCAACGTCGGTTGGTGGCTTGACGTTGTATGGAAATTACATCGTACGAAGCGTAACAAGCTCTTCGGTGTTTGTAATTGCGGCCGAAAACGAAGCCTCATCCGCCACCACGGTATCCATGAACAATGGTGCACCAAACATTACTTACTACGTTGGACAGTCAGCTCTTCCTCCCCCGGTTGGCTTTGGTGCTGGCGGTTTTGGTGCGGGTGGGTTTGGTACCGGTGTTTCGTCTTCCGGCTCAAGAGAATTTGTAACGACAAACGCAACTTGCGTCGGTACGGTTGCAACAGTCTCGTTTTCAGGTCGATACGATGTCCCCGTCGGGTCCCAGATTACACTCACTGGTGTAACGCCCTCTGGTTACAATGGGACTTGGACGACGACCGCAAAAACCGTTGGTGCAACGTCAACCATTTCTTTTCCTGTTCCGTCCACTTTTGGAAACCAAAGTGTTGCCGGTACTGTTGTCATAAACAGGTTTGGTTTTAGTGGAACCACTGACTGGACGCTCGACAACTGGGGTGAAATCCTAATCTCAAACCCGGAAAACGGGGAGATTTACTACTGGAGCCCTTCTGATGGTGGACAAGCGTCTGTCGTCATTCCTAACGCACCCAAGGTGAACGAGGGTTGCTTTGTGGCCATGCCGCAAAGGCAGATCATCGCTTACGGCAGTACCTTTACCGGCATCAAGGACCCGCTCCTCGTCCGCTGGTGCGACATTGGAAACTTCACTAGCTGGGTTGGAACCGTTGCCAACCAAGCCGGGTCATTCCGCATCCCCAAAGGTTCGCGTATCGTTTCCGGCCTACAAGGGCCGCAGCAGGGTGTCCTTTGGACCGATCTTAGCGTGTTTTCGATGCAGTACATTGGCCTACCCCTTGTCTGGTCCTTTAACGAGATTGGCACCGGATGCGGTTTGATCGGAAAGAAAGCCGCTGCTACGCTGAGCGGAACGATTTACTGGATGAGCCAGAGCCAGTTCTATTCTTTGGGTGGCAGTGGCGTTAGCCCTATCGCTTGCCCAATCTGGGACGTTATTTTCCAAGACATCGACGAAAACAACGTGGACCGCGTGATCTGTGCGACGAATGCCCGTTTTGGCGAGGTCTCGTGGTACTATCCGACAATTGGCTCTGGTGGCATCCCAACCAAGTACGTCAAGTACAACACCCTTTTGGGCCAATGGGATTTTGGCGACTTAACCAGAACGGCGTGGATCGACCAGTCGGTTCTTGGGCCACCCATCGGCGCAGGCGAAGACAGGGTCGTGTACCAGCACGAAGTCACGCAGGATGCGAACGGCACCCCGATCAATGCTTATATCCAGACCGGGTATTTTACGCTGCAAGAAGGCGACCTGAAGACTTTTGTCGACCAGATGTGGCCTGACATGAAATGGGGTCTGTACGGCGGAAGCCAAAATGCCGAAGTCAAAATCACGTTCTATGTGGTCGACTATCCCGGTCAGACACCTAAGATTTCTGAGCACTTTGTAACCAGAAACACGACGTTCATCACGCCTCGAATTCGTGGTCGTCTTGTCTCGATCCGGATTGAGAGCAACGATCTCGGCTCCTTCTGGCGTCTCGGCAACATCCGGTACCGCCTCCAACCTGATGGGAAATTCTGATGGCATCGCTATCCGACATCCTCACAACAACAAAGAATATCGTGACCGCGCTCAACCAGCTTGGTCAGACGTATCTAGATGTCGAGGGGACGAGTTCTTACACCAGCATCACCACGGCAACGCTGGTGAAGTCCGGTCAGGGGCGTATTGCGCGCCTCGTGGTAGTGGTGGCTGGATCGGGTACTGGCTCGGTGTACGATGCGTCAGCAGCCACGGCCACCAACGACAAGCTTTTGACAATCCCGACCACGATTGGGATTGTGGAGGCGAACATTCCCGTCAACAACGGCATCGTCGTCGCGCCCGGCACCGGGCAGACCGTCGCCATCGTCTATTCGTGAGGAACGACATGCCGCTCAAGCCCGGAAGCTCGCAGGAAACCGTATCCAGCAACATCTCCGAGATGGTGCATGCGGGGCATCCGCAGGATCAGGCGGTCGCAGCGGCCCTGCGCACGGCCCGTGAAGGTATGAAGCGCGGCGGTGGCATCAAGGTCCACAGGGGTGCGATCCACTCCACCGTGGCGGGCCGCACGGACCACCTACCGATGCACGTCTCCTCTGGATCGTACGTTATCCCGGCTGACATCATCTCGGCGATGGGTGAGGGAAACTCGATGGCGGGCTTCAAGGTCGCCAAGTCGATCTTCTCAATCTCGGGCCCCTACGGCAAGTCGACCGGGAAGATGCCCTACGATGGTAGCGAGATGCCGTATGGTCAGCCGTCACCCCGGAAGGCCGGGGGCGGCGAAGTCGATGCGGTGCCAATCGTTGCGGCCGGTGGCGAATACGTCATCTCTCCTGAGGAAGTCGAACATATCGGCGGCGGTTCTATGGATCATGGGCACAAAGTCCTTGATGCCTTTGTGAAAAAAATGCGAAAAAAGACCATCCAAACCCTGCAATCGTTGCCGGGTCCGAAGAAAGATTAAGGAT